TGATTCAGCAAACAAAAAGCATTTCGGCGGCCTTAAAGACTATCGCACTTCAGAAGGTAGAGAAGTATTAATAGATTACAAAGGCGCAGTCGCTGACGTGGTACAAGACATCCTAGGCGGTCTTAGGAGCGCCTGTACCTACGCAGGAGCGAAGAGACTTAAAGATTTGTGTAAGTGTACTACCTTTATAAAAGTAAACAATCAATACAATCGCATATTCGAAAACAAGTAATGGATATTGGTTTAATCTCGATTGATAATTTTTATGATACTCCAGATAAGGTGAGAGACTTCGCCCTTTCTTGTGAGTATTATCCTGAAAAATTCTCAAAAGGATATCCAAACGGAAATGCACCATGGTCAGGTAAGATGAGTAAAGAGACATATGGTACTGGTTGGATTGATGCAGTAGTCTCTAACATTTTACAAAAAAATCTTAGACAAATGCGACAGATAGATAGTGGTAGTTTTAGAATAAGCAAGTCTGATTCCTCGACAGGAATGTTCGATAACACACTACATGCTGATTCACCTGAAGATATCTATTATGCAGGAGTGCTTTATCTATCAAAAGACCACGACAATACTCCTGGCACTCTTTTCTATAAACAGAAATCTAGTGGGTCTGACAGAGCATTAAATACGGAACATATCAACGATATAGTTAGTAGCAAAGAATACAAAGACATGAACAAGTGGAACATACATACGGTATCAAACATAGTCTACAATAGATTAATAATATACCCAGCATCTAAGTTTCACGGCCCCGGCCCTGTTTTTGGAACTACTGATGATACTGCAAGGATAGTTCAACTTTTTAATTGGATAGACATAAAATGAATCACAAGCCAAAATTAATAATAACAGGAGGATGTTCGTACAGTCAAGTTCCTAATAGAGATATTACTTGGCCTGTACATCTTGTTAACGCACTTGATCCTGATCAATATGTATATATGGGTCATGGAGCGGCTGGCAACGACACAATCTCACGAAAAATCATTAGTACTGTGCAAGAAGCACTTGATAGAGGGTTTGACACACAAGATATTTTGGTAGGCATTGCCTGGTCTGGGTGTGATAGAACTAGTAGGTACTCCGAGAATGAAACTGTATATAATAAAGCGACACATCTAGGTAGTGACGAACGAGTTGATTCAGATTTTATTGTTACAAGGACCCAAGAAACAGATCCATTCATTCGTAGAGGCGGCCTAGACCTTTCGATAGAAAATAGTGATCCTGCTACTAAATACGAATCTGCTGGTCACAATCTTAGAGGCGCTATGACGCCGTACGCCATTCGTCACAAAACTCGCGGCTATTTTTATTTATTAAACCCCAATTGGGAAGATGAGGCGACAATTGAACATTTTAAGCATTACGTGAGTCCTGTGCAGGCTATTATGCAAACATGTGAGCATATATTAAGAATCCAATGGTTTTTAAAATCTCTTAATATCAAATACTTTATGACTGAATATGATTGTGATGTCTTTACATATGCGGGCCCACATAAAAAGGAATTTGGATGGAAGAACAGTCATTATATGAATGATCAGTATACAGGTGATGCTGATGATCCTGATAATCATTATAATGTAGATGACTGTATGGTTCCACTGAACAATGATCAGTTAAAGAAACTTATAAACACGGTATACGATAATCCAGAAGTAAATTATCTATACAACATGATAAACAAAGACCAATGGCTACCAATACGCCATATAAAACATTGGACGACAGAGAATTCAGTGCATCCACTCAGAGACCCAAGTGATTCTCATCCAAGTACTGGGCAACACAAAGACTTTACTGAACAAGTAATTTTACCCTATTTACTTGAAAAATATCACATGCAATAGTATAATGCATAAATAGTTCTGTAACACAAAGGTTACGAAAACAATTAGACAGTACTGACCACATACCGGTGGTATATAGGGCAAACCCCTCGTTACGTGTAACGTTAGTCACGGTGGAGAGAAAATGCATAAACTGTATCAAATTACCAACACTGTTAATGGAAAATCCTACATCGGCATTACGAAGCTAGATGTGACACAAAGGTTTGCAATTCACGCCAGTTCTGCTCGGACACCCAAATACCCCATACAATACGCGATAGCAAAATACGGCGAAGATAACTTCACCGTGAAAAAGATTTAGTGGCCAGCGCGCCAGTTGTCTATGTTGCAGTAGAGAATGGGACATCGGTAATTATACACAACACATAACGAGGATAGAAAATGAGCTTTAACAAGACAAAAACCGACCCAGTATTAGGTCAAAAAGTACACGAACACCTAGTAAAAATGGGCGTCGAAACACCAATAATAGAGAATAACCTTAGTCGGACTGTTAAAATAAACATCATCGAAACAAAGGTACACGACATTATGACTACGCTTGGGCTTGATCTATCAGATGACAGTCTTATGGATAGTCCAAAACGTGTTGCTAAAATGTATGTAGGGGAAATCTTTTGGGGACTAGACTATGATGCATTCCCTAAGGCAACTGTGGTCGAGAACAAAATGCAATACAACGAAATGGTTGTTGAAAAAGGTATTTCAGTTCAGTCTTTTTGCGAACATCACTTTGTCAACATTGACGGACTAGCAACAGTTGCATATGTACCTAATAAAAAAGTATTAGGATTATCAAAGATGAATCGCATTGTTGAATACTTTTCTAGGAGACCTCAGATACAAGAACGCTTGTCTGAACAAATATATCACGCACTATCTTTTATCTTGGATACAGACGATGTAGCAGTCTTGATTGATGCGAAACATTTTTGTGTCAAGTCAAGGGGTGTTGAAGATACGAATTGTTCAACAATTACAAGCAGACTAGGCGGCGGCTTCAAAACAGATCCTGAAGTCAGAGCAGAATTTTTAGCATTAGCAAGGATGCAATAATTAATGCCTGGTCCAACTAATGTCAGTGAACTTGTGAGCCAAATCCGCAAGATGAATGTAGAAATGACTTCACCTTACAACGATGGTTACACGGCATGGGGTATCAAGCAAGATTTGTTTATGGTTAAATTCTTTTTAGATAAAGTTATAACAGATGCGCCTACATTCGGTGAGCAAGAAAAGAATTGGTTGAAAGAGCAAGAACAAACAAAAATGATGGGGGTTTTAAAAAAATGATTTTTAATAAAATACGTGAATTAAAAGATACAGGTAAGAAGAGGTGTTTCTAACCCCAAGCATTTTAAGTCTGTAGAAGTAAACGGTGTTGTTTACATTTCTGTAAACGAAGCCTGTGCAGAAGTAGGCATTAGTAAGCCTACATTTTACAACTGGATTAAAAAAGGAAAAGCATCATATGTCAATTAAAGTAGGATTCACGGCGTCGGCTTTTGATTTGCTTCACGCAGGTCATGTACAAATGTTACGTGACGCAAGGGATCAGTGCGATTATTTAATATGCGGATTGCAAGTTGATCCTAGTATTGACCGAACTGATAAGGCCGCCCCTATACAAACTGTTGTGGAACGATACACCCAACTTAAAGCAGTGGGGTATGTTGACGAAATTATTCCTTACGGCACTGAAGCAGACTTAGATGATATATTGAGTATGTATAATATACACGTTCGTATATTAGGCGAAGAGTATCGTGACAAAGACTTTACTGGAAGGGATATATGTCGCAAGCGTGATATAGATATCTATTTCAATAGCAGAGATCATTCATTCAGTTCAAGCAGTCTGCGGAAAAGAATAGTTGACCTACACCAAGATCAATTTACTCCCCAGCGCCAATCTGATTGACATTTGACAAAGAATAGAGTATAAGACAATATGTTTAAATTTAATAACAAAAAAGAAATAGAAAAAATACCATATGAGATAGGGTTTCCTACTGGAACCTTTTTCTCTACAAAAACGTATGGCAATGATCGAGGACTGAGTTGTTGTTTTAGGCAATGGAAGGCAGATCATTCACATTGCTCGTTATTGCATGGTTATTCACTGGGTTTCAAGCTAACATTTGAATGTGATAGCCTCGATGAACGCAACTGGGTACAAGACTTTGGTGGATTGCAAGAACTCAAAGAATGGTTAGAATACACGTTTGATCACACTATTGTTCTAGCAGAAGATGATCCTCAACGCCATGTTTTTGTGGAATTAGAAAAGAAAGGTCTTGCCAGAGTTGTTGTGATGGAGCAAGTAGGTTCAGAAAAATTTGCTGAAGAGGTATTCAAACGAATGACAATCCTCCTAGAAAAACACAAATACAACGAGACATCATTGAATCCTACTGTAAGAGTAAGATCAGTTGAATGTTTTGAACATGGTGCAAACTCGGCTGGATTTGAAAGATGATGGAGCTTGATATTGGCTATGTATTACTTGGGGTAGCATTGGTCGCACTCATTTATAGTGTCAATGGACCGAAGAATGATCGGTAAAAAACTTAATTACTCTACAATTAGCAGAGACAGATTAGTGTATTGTTGCAAGAGCGCGGCGATTGCCGATATCTTCGAGCGAGTGATGAAGGAAGAGCCTCAGGCGAACAGGGAACGTGTTACAGAGTGTTTAGTTACCATTGGGGTAACTGATGCTGACAAGATTATCAAAGAAGTTGATGATTTTATTGAAATACACAACGCAGGATTAACAAGTGCATTGAATGTACTAGGGATAATGTAATGTCAAAAGGTATGGATAAGAAGGGTAAAGAGAAGAAAAAAGAACCTAAACTTTCTCTTAAAGAGAAGAGACAGATTAAAAACAAGAAAAAATAACTGTACGCTTGCTAAATAATAGTATATACTAGGAGAACAAATGTGTCAGAGAAGAAAATTAAAAAAACTACAACAAAGAAAACTGTTGGACTCGAAAAACCCGTTACAAAAAGTAATAAACTAGATAGCTTTTTGCGCGGGGATGTGTTAACAGCCTGTAACAAGAATGAAATTGTCGCAGACAAAATCTTACAATTAATTGGGGATTACTCATTCGAAAAAGATCAAACAGAACGACAACGTTGTATTTGTATTGCGTTTGGTAATTGGAGATACGGTGCCGAGTTTGATGCAAAACTTGGAACAATGGGAGATTTCGAAGTACACAACTTTAAGAAATGTGAGAAGATTCTCAAAAAATTATTGGGATAAAACGAAGGGAAACATGATGTATAAGTTCAAAGAATGGTGTTCAGTTATCACAGAAGATATTCAACATAAGTTAGGTATATCAGACTACCACTATCTATGGCTTACTCAGTCGTTAGCTGGCATTTTGTTTGTGTTGCTATTACTGTGGTTGTTTTAAATTGAGCAACAGAAATGATCTGATCTACACATTGAAAGATGTTAGAAGTGGTGTACACCAGATTTTGCGGGAGATGAACGTAACTAAGTTTAATCCTGATTATATTGTTGGTATTACTCGTGGAGGTTTACTCCCTGCACTAATGATCTCTCATTATATTGCGAAACCGATGCATGCGTTAGATGTATCATTGCGTGATAAGGTGTCGGGACCAGAGAGCAACGCATGGATGTCATCTGATGCATTTGAAGGAAAGAACATTCTCGTTGTAGACGATATCAATGATTCAGGTAAAACACTGCAATGGATCAAAGATGATTGGATGTCTGGATGTCATCCAGATGAAAAGGATGCATGGGACAGTGTGTGGGGCAACACAGCTAAGTTTGCTACCCTAGTCAATAATGACTGTAGTGAATTTAAAGACGTAGATTATCATCATGTAAGTGTAAATAGGATCGAAACCCCAGATATCTGGGTAACTTTTCCCTGGGAAGACTGGTGGTTAAATTGACATTAACAGAGTAAGGAGATATAATATGGAAGCACTTTATGAAGTAATCGAATGGATGTTTTCAATCATACTAATGGTAATGGCTGGATTGTGGGTGTGGAGCGGTGAGTTTCTGATATCAGAAAGAAAAGCAAGATACAAAGCAGGCACACATGATTATTACGATAACCCAATAGAAAAAGAGAAAAATGGCGAAGATTAAATTAGCAGAATTATTCTACAGTATTCAAGGTGAAGGACGTTACATGGGAGTACCTTCTGTGTTTCTTAGAACATTTGGGTGCAACTTTACATGTGATGGTTTCGGCATGAAAAGAGGCGAGAAGACCAACGAACGTCACATCATTGCTAAAGACATAAAGAATTTTACTAAATATGAAGAACTTCCGATTGTTTCTACAGGGTGTGATTCATATGCAAGTTGGGACGTAAGATTTAAGAACTTGAGTCCGATGGTCGAGACTGATGGAATTGTTGAATCTATTATGAAGATGTTACCTCATGGTGAATGGAGAGATGAGCATCTAGTTATAACTGGGGGCGAGCCTTTATTAGGTTGGCAACGAGCATATCCTGATCTCCTCGATCATCCTAAGATGAAGGACTTAAAAGAGATTACGTTTGAAACGAACGGTACACAGAAACTAGACGAAGGGTTCGCAGAGTATCTTTGGTTATGGCAAGATGCACATGATGATAGAGAAATTACTTTCTCGGTAAGTGCTAAACTTCCTTGTAGCGGAGAAACATTTGAAGATGCAATCAAGCCTGAGATCGTGTGTGACTACGAAAATGTTGGCACAGCATTTCTTAAGTTTGTTGTCGCAACTGAGCAAGACTTTGAAGATGCTCAAGTGGCCATTTCACAGTACAAATTAAATGGTTTTAAAGGTCACGTATACCTAATGCCAATTGGTGGCACAGAGTCGGTCTATACATTAAACAGCAAAACTGTTGCTGATATTTCTATCAGAAATGGGTATAGATACAGTGATAGATTACAGGTTCCATTGTTCAAAAATGAATGGGGAACGTAAAAGGATTATAATGGATTGGTTCACAAAATTATGGAAGTCGTCAATTTCAACTTATGAAAGAACTGTACTCGAAGTACCAAAAGTTGAACGAATTGATGTAATGAGGGATGATACCAATCCCTCAGAAATTACGATTGAAAACGCATACAAAACAAGATGGATATGGTATCACACGATATTAGCAATAGGCATTTTCATGACTAACATGTTGTTAATAGCAATACTAACATTACTGGCGATAAAATTATGAAAAAGGTATTAATAACAGGTTGTTCTGGTTATATAGGTTCGCATCTAACGACAATGCTACGAAGTCAAGGGTATGAGGTCTGGGGATTAGATATAAACTTTCCTAAACACCATATAAATCCAGATGAATCTAATTTAGAGCATCCTCATCAATATCTACCTTTCAACATCAATCAACCTTTTCCGAAAGACTTTGACGAAGAATTTGATGCAGTTGTGCATCTTGCGGCCAAAGTAAGAGTTAACGAAAGTAAGCAGATACCGATTCAATACTACATCACCAATCTCAATGGTACGATGAATTGTTTGTCTAAGATAAAGACAAAGAACTTCGTCTTCGCATCTACGGGTGTAGCAGAACATTGCCATGACGCCTACGGTATATCTAAACGTGCGGCAGAAGATTGTGTAATAGAATACTGCATGAAACACAATGCAAAAGACTTTACAATCTTTAGATTCTATAATGTGATTGGTACAAATGGATTCCCCGCAACTAACCCCGATGGATTAATGTATAATTTAGTAAATGCTATGAAGACAAAAGAACTAACAATCTTTGGCAATGACTACGACACACCAGACGGTACGTGTCTCCGAGACTATGTGCATGTAAGCGAGATATGCCAATCATTGGGTATGGCCATCGAACAACCTGCAAACAGCATTGAATGTCTAGGTCATGGTGTTGGGATAAGTGTCAAGACAATTGCAGAAACATTTAGGAGAGTTAACAACGCCGACTTTGAAATCAAGTACGGTGATCGTCGAGAGGGCGATATGCCAAAGACAGTACTCAAAGATAAATCAATGTATATGAAAGACCTGTATACGGTAGATGAATTGCTTAGAGTTTAAGAACTCGGTGGTATAATCGGAGGAGGAGGCGTAACAGGAAATGCGCAATCAGTACCTTTTGGGTTGTCAGCATTATTTAATTTAGCATTCCGAGTAAAATCAGGATGGTTGATCGCGTACCCGTAACAGCAACATGGATTGTGATTGGGGTTGGCTTGAATTAAATCTACAACTACTGCGTCACCCGTACCGCTCCCTGCCGACGTAGCAATAAACACCGTACCTATCTCGTTATCCTCACTACCACATGCAGTAAAGTCTGTGGTTCCCACAGTTTTAATTTTGTATTTAAAACCAAGACTATAATCAAATGAATCAAAAATAAAAGAGCCTGCTGTGATAGTCTCACCAGCACTTTGTCCACCAAGATCATCAGGGACGCTCAGGGAACTGTATTCTTCTGCAAATGTCACATCTATGCCAACATCTGTATAACCTAAATTGGCTCCCGGCGATTTAGGAACACTGTCTTCAGTGTTTGTTAATTTCCAAAATCTATGTTTAAGTTTTCTATTGTCCTTGTCGAATTGCTTATCAAACCAGGTTTTAAATTCTGGACTTGCTACTTTTGGACTAGCACTTACTGATCCTACCACCGTCTGGAATATGTCCCAGTAGACTGCTTGTGACGCGACCAATGTTGCGACTGCTGATCCTAAACTATGACCAGTAACAACCAAATGTTTAACTCCACTGACGTTTACAAGATCATGTAAAGTCTGGTATAATGTTTTGCCTTGTGGTTTAGGGTAAAGATAGCCATCGCCTTGATGTTGTCCCGCATTTAGACGGGAACCGTCTTCGTCGATACCCAAGCCTGCGAAATATTTAGAAAATCCTTCGTGTGTTTTACCACCGTCCACATCGTCGGGTACGATTGGATTTTGCACTAATTTAACAGAGACATCAATGCCAACATCAGTTATGCCCAATGTTCCCCTAAATACAATGTATGCAGTGTCTGGTTTAGTTTTTTCGAATGCAATGAATGCGGCTGGAGCTATAGTAACTACTCCGAGTACGCCGCGGTATAAAGTAAAGATGAGATCGTTTGGATTACTTGATATAATAAAATCTTCAAACTTTGCGCCGGTTGTATTAACATCGGCCCCACATTGATTTGTTGGAGTCCAACTAAAAATGTCGTTCCATTTTCCGAAACCGTTTCCTGGACCGCCTTCATTCTCCCAGTCCTTGGCCATTTGGCTGCCGACATCAGTTAAAAGACTGCACTTTTGTTGCTGTATTATGTACTCTTCTCGACTGACTATTGGGTGTTCTATTCCTACAGGAAAGATAATGCGGGACATTTAGAACTCCTATTAATGCATCAATAGATATGTGCCCAATACATCTGAGCGATTTGCTGAGTCATCACCATCGCCTGGAGCAACAACAACATTATACAAATTATTTCTGAAATTTCTAGCACCATCTGCGTGGGCTCCGCCTAGAGGAGTATCCATCATTTCTGAATAACTAATAATAGTAGATTTATCGATAGAGTATTTTGCGGTTAAGCGATCTTTGAATGTCTCCCAATCTTCAGGGTTATTCCATTGAATGCGGCCGCCTGCATCTTTAATGAGTTTATTACCGTCTTTTTGGATAAGATCAGTAAACATTTCTCTAGGAACAACTGACGAATGTTTTGTCGTGCCGAAATCAACTCGTCTTTCTTCTGCTTTTCTGGCACCCATTGAGAAATTAATCATAAAGTTAGGTGGTCTATTTTGATTCGATCCTGCAACGTCAGCCATTTTAGTATATGCGTAGAAGTCTACTGTTGGATGAGTGGCCGCCATTTTGTATGCCATCTCTAAATATTCTTGAGAAAAGAAATCTCCTGCATCATGCCAACGTATAACAACTTTGTGTTTGTCTTGTTTCGCATCGCCCTTACGTTTTTCTTGATCAATTTCTCCACTTAGTGTTACAAAGAAGCCAGTCGGATCATTGTATAAAAAGTTTAGTATTTTTGTTTGACTCATCGATACAGCAGACCATTGTACATACCCACCTTTTAATGCATAGCAGTATGTCTTGCATTCTCCTGCGCCTGGACATGTATTAATAACAACGAATTCTTTCTTTTCTTCATTGTAGCCTAGACCTGTTAGTGCAGGTAAGCCAATGTTGTAGAAAATACTAGTAGTACCGTCACTATGTTGCATTTTTTCATTTTGTTTAAGTAATTTCTTTGGTCGCTCAGTGATATCTGCGGCCAATTTGTCTAAATCGTATTCATGTCCGTCTGGATCAACAATTGGAATCAAATTCTTGACAGTTGATCGGTGAACATATGGCAGTTTGTACTTGTCCGTTTTGCCTTTTTCCTTATCCAAGATTCGGTCTAAATAATCCACAAGTTCTTTCTTGTCAAGTTTTCTAGTTTGTGCGTCTATTGCTTCATCAACATGGCCTGACAATTTCTTAATGTCATTTAACTCCGAGTCTGATTCTGCGATGGTAGCAGTCCCGCCATTGTTAAATTCTACTGCTTTGTTGACAACCTTCGTGATCAAGTCATCTGTGTCCATCTCAAACCATTCTTCCTTGTCACCTATTTGTAACAAAATAGCAGGATGATAACCATGCTTGTAATCCTGGTTGACTTCGCCTACTTTAGTACCATTGATAATTATAGTACCATTATCAATATTTACGATGTCGCCGTCGATGTTCCACTCTTTGCCTTCTTCCATAGTAGACGTTTCCGCAAGGTCGTCTGCTGGTGCTTCTGCATCTGCTTCTTCTCTGTCTGGACCTTTTGGACCTTTTGACCTTAGCATTTTATCAGCTAAATCTGCGTCGAGTGCTTCGTCAACATAACCAGATAATTTCGTGTTCGGAGTGTATCTTAATGATCGACCGACTTTACTTTCAATATCGCCTTTGTCGTCGCTTTCAGCGTAATATTCATCATTAACTTCGGCTTGTGTAGACAACACTCCAGTACCATTACATTTTGGACACTGTATCGGCACATTCCTAGTGTAATCAATTACCCATGTGTCTCCATAACAGACATTGCATTCTTCTGAAGAGTTTGAACGTGGTACAGGACTATTCCACTTTTCATTAACTGCTTCAATTTCTTCTTCAGCTTCTTCTTCCCCTGCAGGTAATTCAACTCCTTCGTCTTTTAAGAACTCGGGTAGGGTTTCGATATCCCAACCATTAACCATGGAATCTAGTGTTTGCTCTGCATGAGAGGCGAATTTCGCATTATTTTTAGTAAACTGTGATGTTTCGCCTGGATTTGATTCGGGTAAACGAGTCTTGACTTCAACTTCGTTCTCTGTTAATATGTCTAGTATATTGCGTAAATCCATAGTTTTTCTCTTTTTCCTATAAGAGTATTTATCAATGTTTACTAGGAATGATATTAAAAGGCCAACATGAATATATTTTATTTAGATACAAATCCAATTAAGGCGGCTGAACTGCATTGTGATAAGCACGTGGTCAAAATGATCATCGAGTATGCACAGTTAATGTCTACCGCACATAGAGTATTAGACGGTGAGTTGTACGAAGATAGAACCGCAAATAATAGACGTATCAAGCGTTGGAGACTTAACAATAACGACATGGAGAATGTCGTATACAAAGCATCTCACATCAATCACCCAAGTGCTATCTGGACACGAGCCAATGCTAAACAGTATCAGTTTGTGTATGATATGTTCGTTGCTCTTTGTGATGAATATACACGCAGGTATGACAGAGTGCATCTCACTGAGGGAAAACTCAAAGACATTCTTAAACATCTACCCAAAAATATCGAAGATGCAAACTTTGTTGATCCTCCCCAGGCAATGCCCGATGATGTCAAAACACTAGATGCAGTGAAGGCTTATCAAAATTATTACAGAGTTTATAAAAAAGATTTTGCTAGATGGACTAATAGACTAACTCCATCTTTTATGGAAAATAAATCAGAGCAACAAGACATCTCTAAATACAACACGAGGGAAATATATGTTTGAAAAGATAAGAAACGCATTTAGCAAGCCTAAACCAGTTCCAGAGCCTGAACCAGTTCCAGTTCCAGAGCCTGAACCAGTTCCAGAGCCTGAACCAGCCCCAAAGCCAAAGAAAAGGGCACCGAAGAAAAAGCCTGCTACTAAATTATCTGAAAAAGAAAAAGCAACTAGGGCTGGTGAGCCGTGGGTAGATATCGTAAAAGTTAATATAGATCCAGAAGACATCAGCAGTGGTGCATTCGAACTCGATTGGAATGATAAGTTTTTATTAAATCTTATTAAACAAGGTTACAAAGTATCAGAAGAAGACAAAGATGAAAAAATCATCGATAGGTGGTTCCAAACAGTCTGTCGTAATATTGCTTTGGAAGTTTATGAACAAGAACAAGCAGACCCTCATAATAGAAAAGATACAGACCCAGTTACTGGCGCAGACATGCGAATTGTTGCAAGCAAAGATTTGGGCAACGGCAGATCGGAGATGAGCTAATGTCAGAAGAAATGATAGATGTTGTGTTTTGTCAAAAATATAAAGAAGAATTGCCACGAATGGTGTTCCCACCTTTACCAGGTGAAAGGGGAAAAGCTATTTTAGAGCAATATTCGCAAAAAGCCTTTGATGCATGGAAGTTTCACCAAACTACGTTGATCAATGAACGTAAGTTAGACCTATCTCTCGCTGAAAATAGGACCTGGTTAATCGAAGAAATGTACAAGTTTTTGCAAAACGAAGAAGTTGCTCAAGCCGAAGGGTTTGTAGAGCCAATTAAAGAAGAATCCATCGTAAATACGTATACACCACCTATACCTCCACCATTCGTATAATTTGCCCAAAGACTTGACAAAAACTTGACATGTACGTAGTTATTACGTATAATATTATATTATATTATATAAAATATCTAATAGGCGATATTAAGGGCGTGTCTCCCTACCATCGCGACCTGCAAACAGCTAAGTCTTAACAGATTTAGTCAATGGCAGTTGACACAACACGAACATAGAGTGCCTATATGAAGTACGTCCTTATCGATACAATGAATAATTTTTTTCGAGCAAAGCATGTTGCTTCTCGCAACGCTTCCACGTGGGAAAAAATAGGTATGGCATTGCATCTGACATTAGGTTTTGTTAACAAAGCAATGCGTGACTATGGCGCAGAGCATGTTGTGTTTTTCTTGGAAGGTCGTTCATGGCGTAAAGATTTTTATACTCCGTACAAGGCAAATCGTAAAGTCAAAGAACAAGACTTGACTGAGGCAGAAGTTGAAGAAAGTGCAATGTTTTGGGAGACGTATGAGGCATTAATTACATTTTTACAAGAGAAAACTAATGTTTCAGTCTTGCGTGATCCAAATGCTGAGGCTGATGATTGTATAGCACGTTTCACCGCACTTCATCCAAACGATGAGCATATCATTATTTCAACTGATACTGACTTTCTACAGTTAATAACTGAGTCAGTTCAGATATACAATGGCATGAGCAAACAATTAATTACACTCGACGGTTACTTTGATGATCGAGGTAAACCATTCATTGATAAGAAGACGAAACAGCATAAGCTATTAGAGGACCCGCAATATCTTTTATTCGAGAAGTGTATGCGCGGTGATACAAGTGACAATATATTCTCTGCATATCCAGGTGTTCGTAAGAAAGGCTCAAAGAATAAAACAGGGCTGTTAGAAGCATATGATGACAAAAATAGAGGTGGCTTCAACTGGAATAACATCATGTTACAGCGTTGGACAGACCACAATGAGGTAGAACATAGAGTTCGTGATGACTATGAACGCAATCGCACACTGATTGACTTAACTGCACAACCAATTGCATTTAGGTCTGGTACCGATACTTGTATTATAGAGGGATTGAATAACAATCCAATTGTTCCACAAGTAGGTATACACTTTATGCGATTTTGCGGCAAATACGAACTTACTAGAATTAGCGAGCAAGCAGGAACCTATGCTAAATGGCTGAATTCTTCATACAGCGGTTCATTAATGAATGAATAAAATTATAACTACGTTAGACCAGATGCATTCTTTTGTAGATATTATGCAAAGAGACAACATCAATATCAGTGTGGTGGGTGAAGAACCCCACAGAGCAGTTTTCCCTACATCCAAGCTAGATTTAACAATGGAATTCATTGTTTTTAAAAATGGTGGATTTTATATTGGTCTTGCTCGTAACGGTGGAGCAGATACTAGATTAAGTGACGAGATACATACTCAACTAATCAATCTGATTGAGGACACGGGTTATATGGTGTCAATAAATCAATCCAATGTTAGATGGAAGTCAGACGATCATATAGCAGACATAAAAGCAATTCATGCGTTAGTAGAAGGTGCAGAGTTTGTACCAAATGGTGGCTCTTCGTGGAGAAAGACTAATTTCAATCAGCGGTTTAATACTATTGCAAAACATTGGTATACAAATTGGGAAAATAATGATACCACAGCATTCAACAGAGACATTCTGGATACTATGAACACGAGAGTTGCTGTAAATTTACGTACAAACGAACTTAAGCATGGCGAACATGTGGTACCAGTTGATTATCTATACAGAAAAAGCTTGGATATGTATGCGGTTGGCAAAACCGTAGAAAATGTAACAAACTTCTTGACGAGGAACTGTAAGATAGTTTATATTCGATCTGCGGATGCTATCAAACTCGACTTCGAACTTAAATTAAAAACGGTAATGACAGAAGGTTGGGTAGATGGGGATTCTCCGTTTGCAAGACTTGACTTTGCTGGTATTAAGATAGAAGGAAACATGATAAATGAGTAAGAACAACTTATTCACAAAAGCGGCCGATTTTAACGCTCGCTTCTATAATTCCGGTGATGAGCGGGTGTGGGAAAGAATAGAACATACATTACTAATGAATCCTGACAGAGTGAAGCTTGCAAAACGAATCGATATAGCTAAACTCCAATTTAAAAGAAAAAATCCAAATTTGGTATCCGATCCTTCTTTGTTGTTTTCTCTATTACCCGAAGGGGCGATAGACGGTGCCTTAATACCTGATATTTGCATTGACAAGACGTTACAAAGATATGTGTATTATGAAAAAATTATCGAGATTCTGTGTAATTTCGAAACTATCAAAATACAATGTATTAGAGTATATCGTAACGAAGCTGGACAACTAATTTGTTGGGACGGTCAACACACTTTCATTGCATTGTATATTATTACATGTTTAATATTAGAGTTAGACCCGTCTGAAGTGTATTTACCTATCACTATTTCAAAGGGGACGCTGAGAGCAGACATGCGTAGAACTACTCTAGGCGAGAATGGTGATGCTAAGACTCCCTTTGATGGATTTGATATTTTCGAATCACATGTATTTGGCGTAATTGGTGATAAGATGACTGATCTAGCATATCTTGCGTCACACACAAAGCACATGCATTTAGTAAAACACAACATGTTTTTGTCGAGCAAAAGAATGCATTCTAATGCTATTCCAGGTGCACTGACTCGTGTAGAAGAAATTATGGACATGAAATATCACCCCGACATTACACTGTATTTTGCACAATGGTGTCATTATCTAAACTATATCAATCGACCATTCGGCGGCACCGAAGTTAGTTTAATGTATGAGTATTTTAACAGGTGTTACGATGATGATACTATTACCCTCAATGAGGATTACGTTCGCTCAGTTGGTATAGCATGTAGGGGAGTCAGTGACAATGATTTCAATGGTAAGATATTTTTGGAAATGTCCAGTAAGAGTTTAGCAAGAGACCTATTAGAAAAATCAAATGCTTTGGCTATACCAGAGCGGTACATCAATAAAGATGGTACGGTAAGTGGTAAAAAGCTAGGTCCAAAAATGGACCGAAATTTAGACTATTTGTGTCAGTCGTTACAATTCCATGACATCAAAGTTCCAACACATGACCTTGAATGGATTGTCACTGAGGAAGAAGGATTTTAAAATAAATGAGAAATAACAAATATATTTACGAATACAACGGAGAAAAAATGATTTTAGATATTGAATTAACAGCTAAACCAATCACTGATGGCGAGTTTTGGATTTTAACTGATGGAAAAAACAAAGTAGGTAATGTCTGTGCTAATTCTGCGGGCTATGGAGTGCAATTGGCAGGTAGTTTCTTTCAATTTAAATCTACTAAAGATATTCAGAAAAAAACTAGAATTAAGTTTGCTTCCCCACCGGCATTACTAGCAGAAATAGATGTGCCGTATCCTGAATATCCCCAGCCCCCTCGAATTTATAATTCAGTGTATGACGTTAAACGTGGGTTGCATGTATTTACAAAAACCATGAAGTCTAAATGTTTTCATGCGGCAGGATACTTCGTTGTTGAACACAATGGATTAGAGGAAGTTATTTTTTGTCCAAAATACATCTTTATTCAGCGTTATCCGTACAAAGGGCCGTACAAATCGAAAGAAGAAGCCAAAATTGAGATAAATATATAAGCATATGTTACACATTAAAAATTTTATTAATAAAATGTCAGTTATGGAGGCCAAGCAACAAACCAACTTTGTGCTTCCAATTACTGAAGCGAGAGGTCTTCGGGACGATATTACTCTCCTATTAGCAGAATTGCACGAGTTAGAGAAGGTTAAAGACATGAACGAAATCACATATATAAACGTTAATGGTGGCTCGTTTTAATGAGCAGAAGCCAACCAACTGTGATATTAGAATATGTGGACAAAGAGACATATAAATGCGACCAGATTATTGAAGCATCTGGTATCTGGGCAGTCTATTACGATGACCAGCCTATTAATTTAAAGTCTTCACATTATTTAACTAATGACGCGGCGCCAAAATAC